GGGTTTTCTTGTTTGTATAGTGGCAAATTGAATCAGAATGATTCAACCGGATTTCTCCGGCAATATTTATTTTGCCTCTTGATTAAAACCGCAAGATATGCAAACAATCGCATATCCAGTTCCGGTTAAGGCTCAAGCTGCCTTTAAATGTTTAATCAGGATGTTACGGGCACCGTTTATATCCCGTCCAACACTGAATTTATCTGTTTTGATTATCTTAGATGATCCAAGCTTTTCATCTATGGTGCCATCCCATGAGCGTGTTTTGCTTGTGTATGATTCATCTACATCCACAACAATTTTACCATATTTCTTTGCATACCACTTCAATCTTAACTTGAATGAATAATGATCTAAATCAATAATCTTGCATTTCTTGCATTTTACTCCACTGCTAAAATAAATCTCCGATATGAGAGAAATATATCAAGGGATTCGTTCATTTAGGTTACCTAATTATTGATTAAAATAGACTACCGAGCTATATTACTACATTTTTAACCAAAAGAAAAGCCCCATCTTCTTTCGAGGATGGGGCTTTTCTTATAGGAGGAGATATGAATGAAACCAAGCAAAATTAAACAAAAAACTTTAAAATTAAAGAACAATGAAACAAGAAGATAGTTAGGCTGGCGCGTCAGGTAGGGATCGAACCTACATACTCCAATTACTCGATTAACGTCTGCTTAGAAGACAGATGAGATACTGACGCATTGTTTGGTGGGCAGAGGAAAGATCGAATTTCCAAGTCCAGAGGAGCCAGATTTACAGTCTGGTGCGTAGGCGGTGGCACCCTCCTGTTTGAAGCCATTAGGGTTGCCCCGTCCATCATTCAAACCCAAAAGTACGCTTCCACTTACGAGCTATCTGCCCTAAGTTGGCGGAAGGTCAGAGACTCGAACTCTGATGACCATTTCTGGTCGGCGGTTTTCAAGACCACTGCCATACCAATTTGACGAACCTTCCTTATTTTGGTGCTCCAGTACGGATTTGAACCGCAATAAACTGATTACAAGTCAGCCGTAATACCATTATACGACAAGAGCGGTTATGTGGTAGACTCGGCAGGAATCGAACCTGCATTACATAGTTTTGTGTAAATCATCTATTTGTTTTTGTCGTTTTGATTTTGAAGATTTCTTTCCTCTCCATGTATCGGTTAAACTATGGCAGTTTGGACACAAACCTCTAAGATTTTCTCTGCAATTGTTCTTATTATCCCCATCAATGTGATCTACTTCTAAAGATATTATAACACCCATCCACTCAGACACACCACACATTAAACACTTACAATCCTGCTCTAATATAACCCTAATCCGTTTTGATTGCCAAGCAAGAAGTTCAAAATTAGTGTTTAGTATATAATCAATCTTTGTAAGTCTGTTATTGTTCATTTTTACTGCATTTTCAGATAATCTTTTCTTTACTTTTTCTAACTCTTCTTCAGGAAGATTGTTTAAATAGTCTTTGGCTGCATTACGTTTATTCTCTTTATCTTCTTCTGACCATTTTCTACTATTTGCACAAGATCTGGAACAGAATCTTCCTGTTTTTTCGTGTTCTTGTTGACATTTAGGGCATATCTTCATTTACTGCTTCTGTAAGTGGTTGCACTAAAGAGTTTCGAGCTCTTGTCTTTCCGGTTATGAGCCAGACCGCTTTACCTGTAAGCTATAGTGCAATAAATTAACTCTGGTGATTGCTTTATGGAGGTATAAGCTCCACCCTTAGGCCAATATTAGCAACGAGTCCATAATTTGGCGGGCAACTCTGGATTCGAACCAGATATCCTTCGCTTAACAGGCGAGCGCATATACCGATTATGCTTGTTGCCCTAAATTTTGTTGCAGATTTGTGCGTGTTCTGCTTCACGTTTTAAAAGATAACCGAGGAAAAGTTGACCGATTATCTCTATTGAGAACAAAGACGTGCATCAAAAGATGTAGTGGTCTTTGTCATATTGTTAGATGCCCCGAAGACTAAGGTGAGGCTATAAGTGGTATCTCTCGAAATTGCAGCTTATAGTTTATGCTTAGAACCGAGGACTTTAGAAGAGCGTCCTCTTCCTTTCTTTATTTTTATATTTTACTATGTTTTTATTGTATTGTCAACAAATTATTTTAAATCTATTAAAACAATAAGTTCCAGATAAACTTACAAAGTTCATAAGCTCCAAATGTAAGTAAATAACATTCTACAAAGAAAAACATAACACCAAATTTCGTTGATTTCTTTGTTAACCACACAAAATGTTTGTCTAAAATCTTGTTAATCACAATTTAATCTCCGACAGTTTTTATCTATCCAAACTTAACCAAAAGTGGTTAAATTGGATGATAATGCACGTTCGTTGAGGAACGAGGGACTATCTACCAACGCCTTCAGAAATATTCCTCTGGCTCCATTAATATCACGATCCATCGTGACACTTTCTGATTTAACTTTCTTGGCTGAACCTAATTTACTATTAAGTTCACCATTCCAGCTTACAATCTTAGATGTATATGCTTCGCTCATTCTGATAACTTGTTTCCCAAGCACTTCTGCTTTTGAAACCAATCTCTGAGCAAACTGATAGAATCGCAGATTCATCATCTGTCTTACACTTTTACTTTTCAATTTTCTTCTGGTCTTACTTACCATATCAGAAACATTGAAGTGTGGCAACAGAATAATATCATAATTTGTAACAATATAATTGATTGATTTAAAATGTAATTCATCAATTAAATTACTAATCTTTACTTTCATCTTAGAAATTGCTTTACGGTATCTACACACCTTCTTAGATCTTCTTTTCTGAGCAGGTAGTAATTTAATTTTAGAGATTAATTTATCAATTGCAATACACAACCGTGTAATACGTGATAAACATTTATCACCAATCTTAATAACTTCAGTTTCAGAGAAACCAGTTAAGAATGTTCTTAGCCCTTGATCTAATGCAATTGTTTTCCCTTGGCTTTCGGTTAAAACAATCTTAGTAGTAAAAGGAACTTTTATGAACCACTGATTATGCTCTTTAATTAATCTTAAATCTTTGAAGTTTTCTGGTAACTCTTCAGAGATATTCATCTTTCCAAGAAGTCTAACAAAAATACTGTCAGACTTCAAGGCACTTTTTGGAATGAACATTGATTGAACAGGGTTTTTACGAGATCTAAAACCCAATTCAAAAGGTTTTCCAGAAACCTTCGTTTTCTTGATGTTTGTGGATAATGCATCAAATGCATCACTAACAGCCATCTTCTTAATCTGATAAGGAATTTCAGACAACCATTGAAGTTTATCAACTTCCTTATTAGATGTAAACAAATGTTTTGCAAAAAACATCCAATTACCTAATGTCCTCAGTTCCTTCTGTAATTTCAAGTAATTGATTGTTTGATTGTAAATCAATCTCGATGCTCCGAACCAATTCATCAATTGCAACTTTTGTTGCTGGTTCGGAAATATTCTTATCTTTCTTGCCCTGATGACTTCTCCGTCCGTGCATTCTGCACGAGAAGTGATGCAGTATGGCAAGAAGATCTTCTGTGAACTCAGATTCAATGGATTGCTCCATTGGTTTATTGAGAACCACGAGTTCCCCGCCATTTTGGTTAATGAGGAACTCGATGAGATCGACTCCAAATCTTGCAAGGCGGTCTCTGTAGGAGACCACAACACGGTATTTATGCCCTTGCATAACTCGTTCCAATAAGGTTTGGAGTCCTTTTCTTTTAAAGTTAAGACCGCTGCCGATGTCTTTGATGACTTCGGCATTTGGGTATTGTTTTTGCATTTCGATAATTTGCCTTTGCAAATCATCTCTTTGTTTTCCACTGCTGACTCTACAATACAAGATTGTTGTGAGTCCAGCGTTTCTTTGTAGGAAGTCATCGACTTCATATAATCTATGCCCCCCTGCACTTCTGATATATTTGATTTTATTTTCATTAGCGTAGCGTCTCAGTGTGCTTGACGATAAACCAAGCATCTCTGATGCTTTGCTTGTATTAACATAACTCACAGTATCTCCATGTCTCTATGTGTTATTTAATAATATCAGTATTATCAAAATATGTCAAATAAATTTAAACAATTTTGAACAACTTTAGGTAATTATTCAGTAACTGTTAATCTACCTTCAAGCATGAGATATCAAATTCTTTGTTCATTTCAAATCCCCCAAGATTTTACCAGCATACAACCAAGCCTTTAAGGGAAGAACTTTAGCGACAAAATTTTCATCTTCAATTGAGAAATGGTATTTCACATATCCATTAAATTTCTCAATCCAATCTACACCCATTAAGTCCTCTTCTTTAGAGTAGTCTATCGTATCAAACCAATCTACAATCACTCTTGCTTCTTCTAGATTAAAAGTCTCAGAGTTTACTAACTCACGGAAAGTCTCCGCCTTCCATTTTAAGTATTGTTCTTCATTCATGAGAAGAAATCTCCTGTTCTTTCTTATATTTAATGTAATCTAAAACACCTTCTGGCATGATCCATCCAACAAACAATTCATCTATATCCTTTGAGTTAACAGGAAGCTCTTTGATCTTGTCATCTAAATAGTCCATGTAACCACAAAAAGAATCTAAATAGCAATCTATGTACTTAGAACCCTCCATATAATCAATCATTGATTCCATTACACGACTGAGCTTTGCAATATCCCCTCGTATAGACCGAATGTAAGCTTCTTGTTGTTTTTGCTTTAATGTTTTAGGCATAGGAACCTCTTTTGGTTATCAGTTTGTTCAATAAAGATAATCTTATGCCACTTCTACAAGGTTGTCAACAGGAGTTTGATAGTTTTCTATAAAGATTTTTGATCAACTTGTGTTGAAACTCTTGGAACGCAGAGATAAGATTGCTCTTAGAGTTTAGGACACATTTATTCTTATGAAGGATTTATTTGAAAGGATGCTTATTTTGTTGAGAAAATAAAGGAATATAAGCAATTGGTTGTAAAAGCTCAAAGAAAGACAGAAAGATTCATTGTGTTCTCAGATAAATATGGAATGAATTCTAAAAAGCTCTATGCTTATGTCAGCGAGTTTATCTACAGAAATCATATTGATAGTCATGGAGAAATTAAGAAAATAGTGGAAGGTAGAACAAGCTCTGTGTTAACTCTACTTCCTAAGATGTTTTCTTTGATGGTGGAAATCTGTTTTCCACCCTTCCATTTATCAGGAACTGCACCAACATATTTATTGATACCACCAGATACTATAATCCCTACCGCTTCCACAACATCTTTAGCTACAAACCACACAACATCATCTTGTGTTACACAACGAACATCAAAACCATTAAAGTTATTTATTTTTTGTTTCCATTTTGTATCTCCTATTTCATTTTTTGTTTATTAGTCTAAAATTTTCTTTGTTTCTTCAAGAAGTTGAATATAAGCATCTGCTGAACCATCTCCAAACTCAAGGTCTACAAGTGTGAGTTCTTCTGGTGTTGGTGTCAACAGGTTTTCAAAGTATTTTTCAAAAAGCTTTTTGAATTTAGAACGTTCAACATTTTGATTTTTAATAATCTTTATCAAAAACTTTGGTGAACAACGATAACCATCAGGAAGACTCTTTGATCTTAAGAGCTTGCTGCTTGATTTGTAACTCCAACACATCTGTTCTCTCCTAAACCTTTGTAATAATTAACAATTTCAAGATATTTATCCTTTGCATAATCAGAGTATTCTATTTCAAACATTGTCAGCTCAACATCTGTTGGATCAATAGGATCTGTAAAGAATTCTTGTGTTAATGAGAACAAAGCTTCAAAGCTAACAACATCTCCTTCTAAACACACGGCATATGCAGTTCGTTCATAAGTTGCTGGAAATGTCAATGAGTATCTCCGTGTTTCTACTTTGTAAGCAAAATCTAATGTATTAAAATCAAACTTTGACATAATTTTATTCTCTTAAATCTTCGATGTCAAAGATATTGAATTGTTCTGCTCCGTTTGTCAACTCTAAAATGCACAATTTTCCATAACCATATTTCTTGTAAGCCAAACCAAGATCAATATGAATTCGATTAGCAACAAACAACTCTTTCTCCATGACAGGTGTATGCCCATGAATTGTGAAGCCAACACCACTAACAAACTGTTGGTTGTAATATTTTGATCCTGAGTATTCTACAAATTCTCTTTGCCACACAGATTCAGTTTGCAGTGTTTTTGAGTGGTCAATAGCTTCAACAAAGTCATTCCATGATTCAAATTCTAAAGGAACTGCTGCATGAACTAAGCCATATGTTTTATGTCCTGTTTTAAGCGTCATACAATAGCTAAATTTTGATTCTATCAATCTACCCAATGCAACCCTATCAGTGTATTCTGGCAATTCATTTAAGAGCCAATTTCCACCGTTGTATAGGTGATTATCAAAATCTTTATCTACAATGAATTTCTCATGATTCCCAATCAGTGAATGTTTCAATCCTGTCTTATCACACATAAATATATTTAATGTTTTCATGCTTTCTGGGCCACGATCACACAAATCTCCCAAAGAGATCAAAAGATCTTCTCGATCATTGTAATTCAGTTTTCGCAGTCCATTGTTCAATTCACTAAAGTGACCATGCACATCAGTCACAACAAATACTCGTTGATTTGGTTTTGCTTCTATTGTTTTGTGGATCATGTTTCCTCCTAAAATCATTGACAGTTGTTTTGAGCTAATTAGAGCCATTTTAAGCGTTTCTAACACAAACCTAAGCAACCCTATTGGTTATGATGCAGAAATGCAAAATAGGTGCCTTAGAATGCGTTTTAAATAGGATGTCAATCTTAATCAAAAGAATACCACACAGAATCTTGCAAATCAACACAAAGATTGTAGAAATTCTTTAAAATTAGTTGTTGACACATAATACAGATGTGCTACATTTAACTCACATACCAATAAACCACTTTTGTTTTGGAAGTAATGATGAAAATACGCTCTTTTGAGATATCTGGTAGAATTATTTACACATACAGTAATTTTACTATACTTACTATAAGTTTTGTTCTTGAAAACAAAACTAAACTCGATTCTTTTAAGATGAAACGCATGGATAAATTTTGGTCTAAGTACTTTACAAACGTCTTACAACCAACATCAGAAGAGGTAACTATGTTCAACATTGAATTTGGAGATATGGTGTTTGAGAAAATGATGAGAGGAGACCCTTTGTGAAACTCAAAATCATCAAACAGAAAATAAAGTGTTACTTCGGGTATCATAGAACTTCATTCAATCTCAGACAACACGGTTGGCCCAGAACACCAATTGAGTGCTATTCTTTATGTGATTGCTGCGGGCAGGTTCTGTATGGTGGAAGTTATGGTCACATTTATTACCCGTCCAAACACGGTAATCCAGCAATACTATGTGAAATGTTAGGTAGCTACTTTTCTGACTACAAACACCCAACATCTGAAGAATTGACATTGTTTGAATTAGAGGATGTAGATTCGAAATATGACTTGTGTATCTATGAGTTCTATACAAACTGGTTGAACGAGTATCAGAAGTATAACAAATAGTAAATGCTTGTAGCACCCGTGTGCTATCGCAGTAATATCACACATATGACCTCAGGTGATATACTTAAAACAAAACTTGATTAATCTATAATTACATGATAAAATGTATTCATATAATATAAAACAAGGAGATTTAAATGTACCCACCAAGAGAATTTGCTAAGATGATTGGACGTTCAGTTCAAACACTTCAACGATGGGATCGTGAGGGAATCTTAGTAGCTAAACGAACACCAACAAATCGTCGATACTATACAGAAGAAGATTATCAATGGTTTCTGAATGGTTACAAAGGTGATATGACAAATCATGACTAGTTTCATAAGACAAAATGAGGTATGAAGTAGCGCCGTTTTGTCCTTATAGTTAAATAGATATTAAAAAGATTATAAAGATAGATCTCTTAATAGATAAAACTAACCCCAATTTGTCGTAAGTAAACTCACAACAAATATGTAATTAGTTTAAAAGATAACACTAAAATATTTTTTATTGCTGTGTTGTCTTTTAACAAACAGATCTAACATAAACATTATGTTTTGTTTAAAACAATATAAATTATCTTATGTTTAAAGATATTATGTGTTGTTGTGTTATAGATGAGTTTACGAATCTAATGTTGTTATGAGATGTAATCGAATCAGAAATATAGATAATACAGGACAATTTGTCCTACGAGAGGTAACTATGCAATATACACCACCATCATACATTCTAGAACATATGAAGAAACATAAGGAGATCTTAGGAGATAATCTTTCAACACAAACACTTGTAACCTTGATACTTAACTATTTTTATACAACAAACCAAGATTTAACTAAAGTAAAAATTAACTATTCTAAGCGAGATAACTATGATAACAGAACAAAGAACTTTTACACCGATGTTCCACGATGTGATTTCTATTCAGAAGATAAAGTGTAAAGATGGTCAACTTAAAGTTTTCTCATCAAATGAGAAAATCACTTATCTGCTAATGTTAGGAAGATATGAGTATTTCTCTAAAAACAACGGAGCATATTACGACAGTCAAGCTGCATTAGCTGAGATGTCAGGGATACCTATAAAAACATTACAAAGGGTTATTGATTCTCTTGAAGACTTTGGTCTTATTACTATTAACAAAACAAAAGGTAAAAACAACACATATGTTGTCCATGATCTATCATTTGTTAACTTAGAAATCTCAGATGAAAAGATGGAATCTAAAAGAAGAACCACATCTTTCACAAAAGACAATTATGTTAAGAATGAAAGAAACACAAGATCAATTGAAAAATATGAACCACAAAAATATCAAACTGATACTTCGTGGGTTTCTAATACAGTTGATGACAGCGATTTCTGGGAAACAAATATACCTTTTTGAGTTAGGAGTAATAAAACATGGCAATTTCAGTTAAAAATTTAATAACAGATGAAACAACAATAGATTGTGTTCCAACACAAAACATCTTCAAGAAATTGAAAGGAGAAAAATTAAAACCTTACATCATGGATAGAGGTGTTGGTGGATTTATCATAAAAGTTCATTACAAAAAGAAATACTTCTTGATTGCAGCTAAGAATAATAAGTTTCAACAACAAAGCGGATCGTCACTCTACAAATGGGTTACTTATAAAGATTTTAAGGATTTGTTGAAAAAGATTGGAGATTTTGCAGAAGGCAAATACCCTCCTTCTTTTAAGATGAAAGATTATATGTTGGGGTTATGTTCCAGATTCCCAGATGCTTACTCAGATGAAGATATAACTGATGCAATGGAAGATGCGGTATTGTGTAAGATAATAATTGAAGATTTATCTAAACGAAGTAATGATACAAACCTTGCCTCAGGAAAACAAATAAGTTACTTAGAGTCTTTAATCAAACAAACAAACGTTGATATCGGTAAAGATCTGCATACACTATCATTTAAAGAAGCACATGAACTTATTGCTTCCATAAAAGAACTAATAATTTCACAAACAAACTCACCTCAACAAACAAAAGTGATGTTACAATAAATATGAAAAGGAGAAGTCTTAAATGAAATTTACAAAAGAAAATTGTTTAGGCGATGACCATGGAAAAGCATTTGCTATGGCTTTGTTGGAGAAATCAGGTTTAGAGATAGATTACAAAGAGACGAATTTACATGGTTTTACTGGTGTGAAAAACAAAGAAGTTAAGTTTTTTCATAATGGAACTTTCAAAGATATCACTTGGAATGAAGGAGGTTTTTATCTTCCTTTGTCGTAAAACCTCGACCTTTAGGTCGGAGATATGAGACAAAAGACTAAAAAGAGTTTGAATAAACTCTTGCTCTTTGTTTGAACCAGTGTTAAACTGGCTCTACAACCTAACATTCAGCATCGAAGGAGGATGAATGAAAGAGATTCAAAGATCTTATAAGTTTCGCATCTATCCAGATGCTGAACAGCGAAACAACTTAGCACAAACATTTGGTTGTGCTCGATATGTTTACAATTGGGCATTGAGTCTGAGGAAGACTGCCCATGAAAACAACATTAAAATTAATGCTAACGAAGTTAGCAGCCAGTTGACTTCTTTAAAGAAACAACAAGACTTTATCTGGCTGAAAGATGTTAGTTCTGTTTGCTTGCAGCAATCTCTTGCTAACCTTGATATTGCATACCAACGGTTCTTTAAGAAACAGGGAGGATTCCCGACTTATAAGAAGCGTTCTAATAAACAATCAGTCCGTTATGCGAAGAGTGGTTTCGTTTTCAAGGATGGAAAGCTAAAGCTTGCAAAGCAAGATAAGTTCATGAAAGTGAAGTTCTCTAGGCCAATAAAAGGTGAAGTAAGTTCTATAACAGTTTCCAAGAACCCAGACGGCAAATACTTTGCCTCTTTCTTAGTTAAAGAACAATACGAACCTTCTGTGAAGGCAACCAAAACTGCAAAGCAGATAGCTTTAGATTTAGGGATTAAGGATTTTGCAACCTTCAATGATGGTTCTAGAGTTGCAAATCCTAATCATTTGTTTAAGAGCTTTTCTAAGCTCAAGCGTTTGCAACGCAAACTCTCTAAGAGAGCTAAAGGTTCCAAGAACAGAAATAAAGCAAGAATCAAACTGGCTAGGTTGCACTCGAAGATTGCAAACCAGCGTTCTGATTTCTTGCATAAACTTTCAACGCAGATTGTTAACGAAAACCAAGTTATTTGCGTTGAAGATTTAGCTGTTAAAGAAATGCTCCAACAGAACAAACATATTGCTAGGTTGGCTAGCAGTTTGGGTTGGAGAGAGTTTCTAACCATATTAGAATATAAATCAAACTGGAATGAACGACAGTTCGTGAAGGTTGATAGATGGTTTGCTTCTAGTAAAACATGCAACGAATGTGGAGCTAAGAACGAAGAACTGACTTTAAGCCAGCGAAGCTGGGTTTGTGATTGCGGAGCAAATCACGATAGAGATCATAATGCAGCTAAGAATATCTTAAAAGAAGGGCTAAGAACTCTTCAACATTAGTATATAGTAGCTTAATGAGTTTTGCGGTGGGACGCACCGTTAAAGCCTTTGGAGAAGGGACATTAGTTCCTTCGATGAATTAGGAATCTCCGTCCTTTAGGGCGGGGAGCAGTCAAATCAGTTTTGAAAACTTGTTTGATCTTTTCTCAGATCCACTATCACCAACTCAAGAAGAATGCACTATATTTAGTCTTGAATTTGGTGTAGAATACATCATCAAACCAGAACAACAGGAGTGTAATACGAGTGAATAATAAAACATCTAATATCATCTCATGGATAATCATGATTGTTGCATTTAGTGCGTTTCTTGGATTATCCCTATATGATAAACATCATGAACATTCGATCAATAAAGCATTGAATGGTGAGTGCTACACAGAAGAAAAATAAACCAAGACAAATAAGCTGTTTTAAGAGCCTGTATTGAATTCTTATAGCTAACCAATACGTTTGCTTGTCTTTTGTCTAAGAATTGATTGTAGTGCGTTTTAGAGCGGTTTTAAGAAGGGTTGTAATGAACAACAAAGATAGTTTTGAACAACGAATGAAAAGGTTCATAGAAAAACATAAAAGTTTGATGAAGATTGTAGATGATAAACTTGTAGAAGTAGACAAGAACCTTAAAAGCATAAAGAAAAGATTAGGACTTAGATGAAATGGAGTTTTCAATGAAGGTAACACAGGAGCATCAATTGAAAGCTCTTAAAGAGCAAAACTTTTGTTTGCTTCTTATTGCATTGTGTGAATATTTGTCAGCACAAAAGATAGAAAACTTCATTCACTGGGATCATTCATTCGCACAAGATGTTAAAGTTGAGATTGATGGAAAATTCTTCATACCAGTTGTTGACTTTGTAGAAAAAGAGATTAAACTTGTTTTAAGTTGATTGAGTTATGGAGATTTATTGGTATTCACTGAGCGAATCTCAGCTACATATCTACTCTCGACAGAAAGATTATGGTAATTGGAATGGCTATACAATCAAACATGTAAATGTTTTTTGAAGATTAAAGATGATCCTATATAAAAATATCTGGAATGAAAAATTTAAATGCGCAGAATTCTTTCCGAGAAATGAAATTGTTTCTAAAGCAAAGAATGCAAAACACAGACAACAGATTAGAGTTAAGATATTGAATGATAAAGAATTATTCTGTTCTACAAAGAAAAATAGTGGATACTATAACCCAAGTTTTAGTTATTTGTTTTGCTTTTATCGGTATAAAGTCCGGTGGATAAACAAATGAAATATTGTAATTTTTTAATATTTATGATATAATTTAATTCTAAATTAATAAAAATTATTTTTATAGAGGAGAAAAGATTGGCAGATTTTGTAATGCCAAGACCTCAAGAAGGCCCGCAGACACAATTTAGTCAGATTAAAGATGATGTGTATGCAGTCTTCTATGGTGGAGCTAAATAATCCCTCCGTGGTTCCACCTTAAATAACCTCGCTAATTCGGTAAAACTCTAAACACTTAATAAATACTGCAAATAAGTGCATGACAATGCCGAGCCGAATGATTAAATTCATGGGTGTGACGGTCATCGAAAGACATTCTTAAATAAGTTTGAATCAAGTAGAGTAGGTTGCAAGTGCAATCGAAACGTGAGGATATGCTTACAGCATATAAGACATGACCTGAACTTTATGGAAACATAAAGAAGTTTATTGGAAACGAATAAACTGCAACACAAATGGCAGGGGGTTGATTTACAGCCCCATTATATAGAAATGTATAATGAAAATCATGTGAAATCAGGGGAACCCTTAACAGGTAATGCTGAAGGCAATCCTGACCCAAGTTAAATCGGGGCAAACGACTATCCGTAATGGAGTAACTTCAAGTGAAGTGAAGCGCATGACACCTAACCATTAAGTTGAAGGTGATGATATAGTCTGATCTATGTAGAAATATATAGCTGTCTTAATAGACGGGATTAGATTAACGACCTAATCTGAACATATTGGGTAAATCATATTCTTTAGTTTTAGACCCATTAAAATACATTGATTGTCCTAAATTCAAAGCTATTATTGTTCGTAAAACAATGCGTCAGATAGATTTGGAATTATGGCCTTTAGCTGTAGAGATGTATACACCTTTCTTAGTTTACCAGTCAGGCCCAAATAAAGGTAAGTTTAAAGGTAAAGCAAGAATTGGTATAAAAGATCATAAGATAACCTTCCCATCGGGTGCTTGTGTTATTTTTAGTTATTTAGACGATAGTTCTGTAGTTGAATTGTATCAAGGCGTAGCCATAAAGATTTGTGGCAATTGATAGTAATGTCAATTGAAAAACTTTGTTAATTGCTGGAAAGCTAAGTCACTATTTAGTGATATGCCAATCAGCAGCGAGACTTTTATAAGTAGCGTTCAGAGACTAGGGTTTAACCCGTAGGGTGGTAAGTTAAAATTAGTTCAAAATTACTAATAAGATGGTCACTCGAAAAGCAAAGCATCCTAACATAACACATGTGGATGATGATATAGTCCGATCCTACGGGAAACCGTATGGCAGCACAACTAATGTGCGGATGTTGCTTACGACAACATTGAACATTTGAACAGCCTTTTACGCAGATGAGTTTTAATTTAGAACCTTCATACAGTGATGTATGTCGAAAACCTTGTGAATTCAGGGGAACCCTTAACAGATGATGCTGAAGGCAATCCTGATCTAAGCATCCATAGGGATGAAAGAGCAACGACTAGGGTTTATCCCGTAGGGTAGAAGCTAATGCTATCCGAAGCGCAAGGCATCTCTTTGTTTTAGAGATGATGATATAGTCTCATCTGCATAGAAATATGCAGCAGCTTGAATAAAGCGGGGTGTGGTGTTGCGACCACATCTGAAGATAATGACACATTATTCTGAGTATGCAATAAACTATGTAAGAACACGTCTTCGCTCCACAGGTAAATATAAAGCCTTTATGCGGGCAAGTCTTAACCCAGACCCTAACCACTTTGTCTTAAAATATTTAAACCGTTACATTGATGATAAAGGTTTTGCAATAAAAGAGTATTCTGGTAAGCCAGCATACTTTGTTTTTGATAAAGGTCAAGTAGTTACTTCATGGTCTTATGAAGATTTAATCGAACAATTCCCAGATAAAATACCCCAAAGTTATACATTTGTCCCTTCAAACCTATCTGATAACAAATATTTAGGTAGGGAATATGAAGACGCATTAGCAGCTAACGATACAGCTAACTATGAGATGTTGCTTAGAGGTAACTGGTTCTATAAACCTCCTACAAATGGGTTTTGGACAAGAGATACACTGAAAGTTGTAGATAAAGAACCTTTAGGTTGTTCTTACTTTAGGTGTTATGATAAATCAGCAAGTCGACCAAGTGCTGAGGGCGGAAATTCTAAACAAAAAGACCCAGACTACACAGCTTCTATTATGGGAGCAAAAGATAAGGATGGAAATTTATATATTCTTGGTAACTTTATACGAGATGCTGAAGGGAAACAAGTAGCAAGATTCCGTGAAACACCGGGTCCTCGTGATTTATTGATTGAACAACAAGCAATGAAAGATGGTTCAGATGTTATTCAATATATGCCAGTAGATCCGGGACAAGCAGGTAAAGTTGAGTATCAAGAATCGGCTAAAAAATTACAGAATTTAGGTTTTATTGTAAAGCCAGACCCTAATCCAACAAACAAAGGTAAGAAAACAAGATTTTTACCATTCTGTAGTGCTTGTTTCAATGGTCAAGTATATTTTGTTAAATCATCTTTTGATAAAGAAGTCTGGGACTATATGTTACTTGAACTTGAGAATTTTGATGGGGATAAGAATGCAGGATATCATGACGATATAGTTGACGTTATTTCTATGGCTTATGCTGTTTGTATTTCTGTTAAAAATTATTCAGCTCCCGCAATCCTTCCTATCAATGCACCTACAGTTTTAACTGGATTAAGCCCAATATATTAAAAACATTTAAAATAACGTTGATCCTCTTTTGAGGATCTTTGTTTTGGAGTAGAATTTGGAACAAGAACAAAAGAGAAAAGTTGGACGACCAAGAAAAGATTCAACTCATCCTCTTGATGTAGCAAAGCGACAACGACATAGCACAGAAACATTTACCCCTTCTCAACAAGCTGCTGTTGATTTGCAAAGTTCACCAGATGGTGTTGCAGTTGCAAATAGACAAGCCACCAGTCGCTTGCGATTAGGTGAATTAGGCACAGAAGGTATGACGGTTATTCGTGATATCACAAACACATTGATGCCTGTTGAGTTGAAATGGCCTACATGCTTGCGAACTTATGAGAAGATGAAGTTTGATAGTGCAGTTAGTTCAGCACTTGACTTGAAATATATTCTTATTGAGAAACGATTCTCTAAAGCAGAAGTTAGATTCAATAAAGAATCCGAAGCATCTAAACAAGCAGCAGCGTTCATTGAGTGGTGTTTCAACAACATGGATGGACAAACACTAAGGTCTGTTGCAAGAAATGCTGCTACGTTTGCTGAACACGGTTTCAGTATGTTAGAGAAAGTATATACCCGCATCACAGAAGGTGATTATGCTGGTAAGTATAAAATCTCTAAATTAGGCTACCGCCATCCTCTTAGTTTGTATCAATCAAAACCATTCAAATTTGAAGATGAAGGACGTAAATTTACAGGTGTTTACCAAGATCCTCGTTTCTTTAAAGATTCTGTTGGTTTAGATCAAACAGGAATTAATACTCGCTCAGAACCACTTTTTATCCCAAGAAATAAATTGATTTGGATGGGTTATAACGTCACTGATTCAGTTCCTGCTGGTGCAAGCCCATTTAATGCTGTTTATAAAGCATGGCGAGAAAAAGTGATCTTAGAGGATTTAGAAGTAACTGGTGCCTCTAAAGATTTGTCGGGTAAAGTGTCTGCTCGACATTAAAATTTGGTGAATTGCTGGGAAGCCTTAAAGCTTGACTAACTACAACGTAAGTGGTAACATTAAGCGTGAATGTTTGAAAATAGTCAAGATGCAACAATAGGCAATCAGCAGGAAAGCAAGTATTGTTGCCTCTATTATAAATACTTGAATCTTCAGAGACTATCTCGAAAGAGAGTAGCTTTAAGCAAAGCGAAGTGCCAAACACATTTGATTAGAATGTGAAGATATAGTCCGATCTTGCATGAAAGTGCAAGCAGTTCATAAGGTTAACTATGCTATAATATAGTATTGCTACATTAAAGGAGTGCTATGTTTTACATAATTTATAAAATAACAAATAAAATTAACAACAAATTTTATATAGGTATTACATCTGAAGGATTACATAAACGGTTTTTAGGCCATTGTCGTAAGGCAAAGTTTAATCCAACAAGTAATTTCCATAAAGCTATAGCAAAATACGGAAGAGATAATTTCAGTAAAGAGATATTATTCTCATTTGAAACAGAAGATAAAAAGTACGCATATAGTATTGAGCAGGAATATATTACTAAATATAACGCTGTTGTAGAAGGGTACAATATGGACTTGTTTCCGTGGAACTGTTCTGATAAGTCAGGGGAGAATAACCCTATGTATGGAAAAGTTTCTGGAAATGCTTCTGAAGTGTTTATTGAGGGCGCTGTATACACAAGTATATCTGCAGCAGCTTTAGCACTAGATAAAGACAGAAATACTATAGCTAGATGGGTTAACTCAGATAAATACCCTAATTGTTATAAAACCTAAGAGAACGGGTATGGTGTAGCGAACCACACTGAACACAATGATGCCTCTTTTATATATCCCAAATGATATTCTAAATAAAGCAGCTATTGATCCTTCAAGTCCAGAAGGACGAGCAGTTTCAGCCCTTGATAAACAAATGGCTAATCTACATGCAGGTGAACAAGCATTTATTCGGTTGCCAAGTGATTTGTTAGATGGTTCTACAACAACAAGAGCATATGAATTGCGTTTTTTGGGTTAAATTTAGCTCCTTTATGCAGTAATGCATATCGAAAACTTCTTTAATTGCTGGAAAGCCTCGTTAGGTGTTGACTACTCGTTTAAAATATAATAGAATGTTTTATTCAGTAACAATGTCAACAATAGAGGTAATCAGCAGCTAAGCATTTAAGATTACCTCCTGTAAAGGAGTAATTATGGAAAATTTTAAAGATATACCAAACATGTTCCCGCTTCAAGTTAGCAGATCTGGTGTTGTAAGAAACAAGGTTAATGGTCACATTTATAAACCTGTTTTTAATAGAAAAGGATATCTCCATGTCCACACATCTTACAAGATGAAGAGGGTTGGAAGTTCTATTCACAGAATGGTAGCTTTAACCTACATACCAAATCCAGATAATAAACCCGAAGTTAATCACATTGATTGTGATAAAACAAACAATTGTGTTGAGAACTTAGAATGGGTAACACAAAAAGAAAATACAGCTCACGCTATACTGAACAACTTACATGTAAACCCTGCATACAGACGTGGTGAACAAATAGAGTCTTCTAAGATAACTGAAGAAATGGCACATAAAATTTGTAAAGAATTAGAAATAAAACAAACAAAAATTTCTATTGCAAAACGATTAGGTGTGTCAGAATCTATAGTTGCTGATATCTCTTGTGGGAATACGTGGAAGCATATTTCTAAAGATTATAAAATTCTAAGAAAAACAAATAGAAAATATACTGATGATGTTGTTGAACAAGTTTGTCAGTTATTAGCCGAAGGAAAGACAAGTTCAGATATTTATCTACAAATCCCAGAAGCATCTTCAAGTCTTCTTTATAATCTAAGAAATAAGTTGTGTTACAAGAATATCTATTTAAAATATTTTCCAGAATCTTAAATGAAAGTTCAACGGCCAGTCGTAAGACGTAACCTAAAGCTAGGTGAAATGGGAAGCAACCTAATAGGTTGAAGATATGGTCTGTTCTTTATGGAGACATAAAGCGTTGCAGGTAAAGCTGCGGGGAAGGGAGTAGCGAACCTTCCTGAACATAAAGGTAGATGGTCAATCTAAGGCGTTTACAACCAAAGATTTAATCAATGATCGTAAGAAAGCTATCCTTGATAAAATGGGAGCTGGATTCATTAACTTAGGTAATGACTCTGTTGGTTCTTATAATCTTGGTGAGTCCAAATCAAACCTACATGGTCATTATATTGAACGTGATTGCAATATTATTGAAGAAGGGTTGAACAGAGATCTTATTCCTCAACTATTAGCAATGAATAATATTTATCTTTCACAAGAAGATATGCCTTATGTTCAATCTAATTGGACAGAAGATCCTTCTAAAGACGAAACATCTAAAGTAGTTCAACGTGTTGCTGCTGTTGGATTCATGCCATTGGTTCCGGAGATTGTTAATGAGAACTTTGCACAACTTGGTTACAAATATCGTGTGCCAAAAGAAATCGCAGATGATCCTGAGAAGTGGAAAGAATATATGGAAACATATATGCCGAAAGCTACATCAAGGAGTGGTGACGGTATGGCGGCTGGAGGTTTAAACGGAACATCTTCAGGTGTATCAGATTCCGACAATTCAACATCCAACAATGAAAACGCATAATTTTAGCTTATTATTTTAATTAAGAATAAGCTAATTAAGCTAAACCGTTGACTTAGTGAAAAAATTGTGATAAAATTAATGTAATAATTAATAAAGACTTCACAATCTTTGTTCAAAAGATTTAATAATATCCTCTCTCTTTAATAATTCTAAAAATAAATCATTCATATCTCCTTTAGCCCCGCAACGGGGCTTATTTTTAGATTCCTATAATTAAAATATACTCATAGGGGTTATAGTTTGGCAAAAGAGGTTAAACGACTTTCTAATGAGTTAGTCTATAATAAACCACACCTAATTACAACAGATAGCTTACAACAAATCTGCAACTATCTTGATGTTCGCAATGGCTCTGCTACATGGAAAGATGAAATTCTTAATGCAGCATTAGAAGCAAATAAGATTGCTAAAGATAATAAAGAAGCTCTGAGCTATGGTGAAGATGAAGATAAGTGCTGCAATTACTATGTAAAGGATGGTATTGCTTATCTCGATATTGAAGGAACACTGACTTGTAAACCAACAATGTTCAGTATGCTTTGTGGTGGAATGTCTTATGTCCAATTGCAAGAATCTGTAAAAGAGATTGCAGAAGATTCAGGTGTTCACACTGTAGTAATGAATCTGGATAGTGGTGGCGGCGAGGCATATGGATGCTTTGAAACGTCACGTTTAATTCGATCTTCTCTTAAAGCTGCTGGTAAGAAAGTAATTACTTATGTTGATGGTTTAATGGCAAGTGCTGCATATGGTCTAGGTTGTAGTGCAGATGAAATCATTATGAATCCAGATTCTCAAACTGGATCTATTGGTGTTGTTGTTTCTTTGATGGATAAATCAAAAGCATTAGAAATGGATGGTCTTAAACCTATGTGGGTTTATGCTGGCGATTCTAAAATCCCTTATGCTGATGATGGTTCATTTAAACAAGAATTCCTTGATGACTTGCAGAAATCTGTTGATGAAACTTATACCAACTTTGTTGGTTTAGTTTCAGAGATGCGTGGTTTAGAGCCTAAAGCAATTATAGACACTCAAGCAAAAGTATTTCGTGCTAACGAAGCAATTAGTTTAGGTCTTGCAGATAAGATCATGACTTATGCTGAGTTTGAAGAATATCTTAAATCAATTAGCTCTGCAACAGAAATTGAAGCTCCTTTTGGTCGTAAACACGATCACGAAGATGACGACGATGAAGAAGCTGGTTGCGGAAATAAAAAGAAAAAGATGAATTTAGAAACTTTACAACAAACTCCTGTTGCTAATGCTCAGGAACAATTAACAACTGGAGAAATCCCATTGGAAAATTTAGAAGTTAAAACTGAAGCTTCTATCAATGCAGAAGCATTGGAGCTGCAACAGAAACTTGAAGCAATGCAAGCACAACTTGCAGAATTGGAAAACTACAAACAATTGGCTGCTGCTTTAGAAGCTGAGAAATTGGCTAATCAGAAAGCTGCTCATGTAGAAGCACTGAAAGAATATGCTTTTATTGCTGATGCACACAAAGAACAACTGGCTGATTTAGCTCTGACTAACAAAGAACTTGGTTCTATGCTGTTCGGTATTTTTGCTTCTGCAAATGCTGCTATTGAAGTTGCTGCTAAACAAGTAATGGATGTTAAAGATCAGTTTGCACAAGAACAAGGTTTTGATACTTCAGTTGATGCTCCAGCAGAAGCTGCTATTGACCCTCAAGACATCATTAATGCAAAAATTGCAAAAATGAAACAGAAATAATAACAAATAAATATCTGTTCTATTAAAGAATTAAATAATAAGGAAACATATATAAATGGCAACTCTTTCTAAGTTTGTTGGTGATGTTGTTCTGGGTAACGTAGGTTCTTCTGACTTGGGTTACTGCTTTGAAGAAATCACTGTTACATATGCAGCTAACATGGACGTAGGTTCTGTTGTTAACTTATCTGGTGTGTGGATTGCAAAAGCTGCTGCTGCAAACACTTATGGTGTTATTGTAGACATGAAAGCTAAAAATCTGGACGGTAAACTGACTGTTGGTGCTACTTTCCCTTGTGTTGTTGCTGTTCGTGGCACTTCATTCAAAGGTTCTAAAGTTCTGTTCACTGATGGTGCAATTGATACCGCAGGTAAAGCAGTTCTGGAAGCTAAAGGCTGTAAATTCTATTAAGATTCAGTTATTAACTGATTGAAAACTATAACAATTAAATAAAAATTATTCGGAGTTAAATTAATGGCTGTTTCCCGTAATGGTGATTTTCAACTGCTTGATTACACTGGTTTGTTTGAAGTAACCCCTCGTGTTAATAAATTGGCAACTCAACTGGGCCTGTTCCAAGCAACATATGGCACTACTACTGTAGCACAGATTGAACGTGTCGTTGAAACCACTGATGACATCCAAGCACAACAGCGTGGTGGTAAACGTGGTTATGCAAGTTCAGAAGTTGCTACTATCAAAAACTTCAACATTCCTTTCTTCCCACTGGATCGTCAAATCAAACGAAATGATATTCAGAATTTCCGTGCTTATGGTGATCCTAATGCACCTAAAACTGTAGAACAGGAAGTTCAGCGTGTTATGGCTCGTCTGCGTCGCTCTCATGCTAACCTGTTTGAAAAAGCACTAATCACTGCGATGTTCGGTACTTCTTATGCACCTAACGATGCAAATGCTACCTACAACTGGTACACTGAATGGGGTGTTTCTGCTTCCACTGCAAACATTGACTTCACCTCTGCAACTGTAGATCCTCGTGATGTTGTAGAAGCAAGCGCTCGTAAAGTTATCATCGAAAAAGCAGGTGATAATGCTTCTGAATATGAAGTAATGGCTCTGTGCTCACCTACTTGGTTCTCTGCTTTCATCGGTCATCCGCTGGTTGAAGAAGCTTATGTAAATTACCCATCACAACAGGAACCACTGCGTGACCGTCTGGGTGGCAACACTATCAACCGTATTTTCACCACCAAAGGTGTTACTTACATTGAAGATATCTCTGGTTATGTAACTGCTGGTAAAGCTGTTATTTTCCCTGTAATGCCAGACGTAATTGAAGTTGTTTATGCTCCTGCTGATACTTTTGCAGACCTGAATACTCCAGCTTCTGAAGCTTATGTATGGTATAAAGAATCTGAATATCTGCGTGAAGCTAAAGTTGAATCTGAAACCAGCTTCTTGGTAGTTAACAAACGTCCAGAACTGTTCATTCAGTCAACTGGCACATTTGCTTAATAAATAATTAATAGAAGCCGGACTTATGTTCCGGCTTTTATTGTTTTTAAGGCCTGAAAAGTTAATCAAAGGATTTAAAGTTATGGCAGATTATATTCATTTTCGTAATAAATTAGGTTTTATTAAATGGGCAATCAGCAAAGGTGCTGAATTAGACTTAGATAAAACCTTAAAACTGAGCCGTGGTTGGTTTGTAGAAAAAGATGGTTCATTGAGCAAAGCACTTACAAGTCACGAATTTTTGGCACTAATGGAAGATAAATTTAAACTTGGGATGGATTTAGACAAATCACTTTGTCGTGGTTTTAAAACATTCATTATTTATCTGAAAGATGCAACTCAAGTTGAACCCGTTAGTGTTGAAGAAGCTGTTGCTGAAATTGAATCTGTCTCTACAGAAGATAAACCAAAGAAGCTACGGAAAACAAAAACATCAGAATAATTAAAGAGAGATAAATGGCATTTTCCACTGATATTACTCTATCTGGTTCGTTTGTTAATCTTAACAGTGTTAGTGGACTTGCCACTAATTTAAATTTCATTATTCAAAATAAAACATCAAAAGATATTGTTCTTATTGCATCATCTTCACAACCTACAGATTATCTTACAGGTCTTAATATTAAACCTTACGAGAGAATTGTGTTACCTCCATCCGTAGATCCTTACTGGGCTTATGGATTTGGTGATGTTAATTTTCCAGAGGTATTCTGAAAGTATATCTGATCAAGAGAATTAGGTTCAGATATTATAACTGGTTAAGAAGATTTTAAATGATGACAATTCAAGAATTATTAGCACTAAGAGAAGGGAAATCTCTTAAAGTCTACAAAGACTCTTTAGGAAAACCTACAGCAGGTATTGGACATTTATTAACACAAGATGAAATTAAAAAATATCCATTAGGATCTTCAGTATCAGAAGCTCAAGTGACAACTTGGTTTACTAAAGATGTTGCAGATGCAAAAGCGACAGCAGCACAACAAGCAAAAGAATTAGGAATTACTGACATATGGTTTAATACTGTTCTTATTTCTGTTAATTTTCAATTAGGTGATTTCAAAAAGAAATTTCCAACAACATTCAATCTGTTAAAAACAAAGAAATATGTTGAAGCCATTGATGCACTAAATAAAAGCCTGTGGAATAAACAGACACCTGTTCGTGTGAAAGACTTTGTTGATGCTATCAAATCCTTAAAATGATTGAATAATTTAGAATTTTATTGAACAACAAATTCAAAACACAACAAATAAATAAACAGAATTTAATTAAAATTATCAAAGGGGTATTTAGATGGTCACGATCAGTGATGTTGATTTAAAAAAAGCTTGGTTAGATATTTATTCTGCCACTGGCATCACTGTCGGAACAGCAGTCGATATTCAGAACAAAGGTTCTGATATGGTTTTTGTTCAAGTTAAAGGTTCAGCCCCTGCTGCTGATAATCGTGATGGTTATGTCATCCTTCCTTATGAGAACTTACAGATTGGAGCAGGTGAAGTTGGTTTATGGGCTTATGGTGCAGGTGAATTAACTGTTACAGAAGCTGTTCCAATGGCAATCACTGCTTCAGCGAGTGCTCCAGTTTCTACTGTTAGTTCAGCAGACCGTGTTATTCAGAATGCAACTATTGCTATTAACACAAGCGTTTCAGATGCTTTAGATATGGATAAGAATTCACTATTAGGTTTTATCATGCCGTCAGCATGGACAACAGCAGGAATTACAATCGAAGTTTCTACAGATAATTCAAACTGGTTTCCAGCACGAGATGCTTATGGATCAACCGTTGGTTATATTGCCTCTCCAGTTGTTTCTAATGCTTATGCTGTTGATGTTCAATCATTGCTTCCTTGGAGATATATCCGCTTCCGTTCAGGAACTACAGACTCTCCAGTTGTACAAACAGCAGCACGGACTATCCCAATTGTTAAACGAGTATTAGCATAATGACAATATTATTGTGGCAAAAGCCGCTAACTCAAGTTGTTAGACAAATAGTTCAACGAGATAACGGTGCATGGTTTGACCCGTCTGACTTGTCTACGTTGTTTCAGGATGCGACGGGTACTATTCCGGTGACAGCGGTTGAGCAGCCAGTTGGTAAGATGCTCGATAAATCCGGTAACGGCAACCACGCCACACAATCTGTGACAGCCTCACAGCCTACGCTGTCGGCAAGGTATAACCTGTTGACCAAGACGGAGGATTTTAGTAACGCGGTATGGGCAAAAGAGTTTGGCGGCGTGGGTTCCACGCCAGTGGTCACGCAAAACTATGCGACGGCCCCTGATGGAACAATGACCGCTACAAGGATTGTTTATGCTTTAAATGGCGGAACAGCAATTGCCGATTATTCAAGGGTGTATCAAAAGGTCACTTTGAGTGCTAACACACAGACATCACTTGGTGTGTGGGTTAAATCGGCAAACGGACAGACTAAAGATATATCTATATCAATGACTGGATCTGACCTTAAGGTTGTTTCTGTTGGGGTTGATTGGGTATTTGTGTCTAATAACATGATTCGTAGTGACGCAAACTACCAGCTGAGGTTTGAACTCCGTGGGACGTTTGGCACATCAGACTCCGCAGACATTTTGATTTGGCATCCAGACCTCCGTATCGGCACCACCTCCGGCCCCTACCAGCGCGTCAACACAGCGACTGACTACGACACCGACGAGCGGTATTTTAAAAAGTACCTGAGGTTCGATGGGGTAGATGACTATCTCAATCTGCCGTTTATGAACCTATATGACGGTGGAGCTGCCAGCATCATCTGTGCGCGTGATGCTGTTTCACAATCAAATGACACGTACATTATAAGTGAGCGCTCAACAACTGATGCAGATCCAAAGTATTTTCCTTCAAGGCAACTTGCCAATGAGGGGAATATGGACGCATATATATCCGATGATGCAGGTACAGCGGTATTGGATACCGTGGGCTCTCCATTCAGTGGCGTGGCTAACGCGGTCATCCGGTCGATTGTGGATTCGGGCAATAACCTCAAGTTGTTCAAAAATGACGTGCTTGCTGCAAATGATAACTACACGCGGTCAGGTACGTTAACGCTGAATAACACCACCATTGGTGCATCCATCTCAACCACAACCAGTAACTACGCATCCATGAAATTGTACGGCCTCATCATCACCAAATCCGCCCTCACCGATGAGCAACGCACCAAGTGCGAACGGAATCTGTCACGCAAAGCAGGAGTCATCTTATGAGCAACTGGACGCACACTTTAACCGTAAACAAACCACAATTTAAAATCTGGAAATGACTTAATACATTCAGTCTCAATCTTAAAACATTAATTTGTGTTGA